AATTAACAGGAGAACTAAAATGTTAGATACAATTACGAATGACTATGACTTCCAAGTACTAGAAGAGAAAGCATACTTGGCAGATGGTACAGCAATACCAGACATGAAGATACTTAGGCATCCAGATACAGGGTTTATTCTAGGTAGACACAGCAGTAATTACAAACCTATCAACTACGAAGAGATGGTTGATAACTTACTAGTTGGTCTTAATAACTCAGACATATCTCAAGATTACACCACTGATATCAAGGTACATAACGGTGGACGTAAGCTTAAAGCTACTGTGTTATTCAATGACATAACAATCAACCCATCCCCTCAACTCAATGACCTAACTCATTACCGAATCAATATGTTTAGTAGTCATGATGGTACTTGGCCTTACATTATTAGTGCTGATGGCTTGCGATTAACCTGTCTAAATGGACAGACATTTGCTGACCCACTATCTAAAATAAGACTCAAGCATACATCGAGGGTAAGCATAGATGATACAGCTAGGCATGTGCTTAACAACTACGAGACCTTCAAAGATAAAGAAGAAATGTGGAGTGAGTATGCGTACACTAGTGTCTATGAAACAGAGGTAGAAGATTTTTTCAAGGCTAATATAGTTAAGAAGAAAACATATTCATCAGTCAAGTATAACAACGAGCGTCAGTTAGAAAACCTAATGAGTTTATATCACGACCATTCTAGCTGGATGGGTCACAACAAATGGTCTTTGTATAATTGTCTTACATCATGGGCTACTCACACTGACTTTACTGATAACTCAGGCAAGCGTCTGTCTAAGAGTCCACACAATACCTCAGTAGAAAGGGAAGCTATGATTGCTAAAGCAATGGACACTGAATACTGGCACACATTAGGTAGAAAGTTATGAGCATAATTAAATGTAATGAGTGTGATGGCACTGGTATAGTAGACAACTGCTATGCTAGTCCATCATACAACCCAACGTCCTCTGACTACGGAGTAGCAGGGATGTCAAGCAACCCAAAGGTTTATTTTTCACACAAAGAAGAACTTTGCCTTAAATGTAATGGAGATGGACATGAGTAATACTATGGAAGAACTAGATGCAATAGCAAAAGGTATTAAGAACTTAAGCATACGCACTAAGAGTGCTGTATTAGATGAAGAAACTATATCGTTAGTAGATGCTGTGCAAAATAATAAAGCTGAACAATCACGTGAGTTTTTACAGGAAGCACACAGTATTGTGTATAGTGATAGACACGAAGAGTATGGTGACGCAGCTGATAACTTCAATGACATCGCTAAAATGTGGACTGATTGGAATAGAGGATATCATTTTACTAAAGAAGATGTAGCAATGATGATGATAATGGTTAAGATAGCACGCTGTCACCACAACTGGACTGAAGATAGTCTCAAAGATATTGTAGGTTATTGCACGCTGATACATAAATTTAGATTTATTGATGACTAGTATTGACCAATCAACTGCGTGTGTGCTACAACAGAATCATGATTAGTTATTGGGAACAGATAATGGAGAAGCATAGGTGGGTTGACCTGCCTATGCACAAGGTGTTTAAGCGTGCTGGTCTGCCTACATCTACATACTATAGAGCTGTGCGTAAGCAAGACATAAGACTAGCAACAGCTAAGCAAGTAGGTAGAACCCTAGATAGATTAGCTAAGAACTGGGCTACTGGATTATCTGAACCCAAGAAGATTAACTCTCAATGTAAAATTAAAAATGAACAATGAATACAAAGCAATGGTTGAACAGCTTGTAATATACAGGCATGAAAAAAAACTTAGCCAAGAAGATTTAGCCGATATCATTGGCATAGGTAATTCTTTGGTACACAAATGGGAGCAACACAAGCGTATACCAAGTGGGTTCATGCTGTCGTGTTGGGTTGATGCACTTGGTTGCAAAATCGAAGTCACTAAAAGGTAAGATGGAATCAGGCACAGGTACGTGCGATGCTTGCTATACTAAAACAGAATGGTTTGTTGCTATACTACATAGCTATAAGCCAACGAAACATTACATCATCTGTTTAGATTGTTACGAAAGGGAGACATGGCAAACAAGAATAAGTCAAAGGGAACTTACCATGAGAAATGGTTCTGCAAATGGCTCGAAAAAATCGGCATCAAAAACTACCGCGTCCCCCTCTCAGGTGCGCTTGGAGGTGAGTGGTCAGGTGACATCCACCTCGCAATGGTGGGACGAAAACTAGTAGGTGAAGTAAAATACAGGGATAAGTCTAACTTCCCTAGCCCCTTCACAGTACTCGAAGGCAAAGACATTGCCTTTTATAAACGTAAAGCAGGCAAACCTCAGACGCTTGTGATTATGGACGGTGAATTGTTTGAGGAAATAGTAGGAGAATACCATGACAATAGAATCACAGAGGGTGAGAGTTAAGAACTACCTAGAAGCAGGGAATAAACTTACACCCATTGAAGCACTAGATAAATTTGGTTGCTTTAGATTAGCAGCTGTAATTCATGTGCTTAAAAAAGATGGCATGAATATACTCAGTCACATACACACACATGGTGGTAAGAAGTATGCAGTGTATGAGCATGTGCCAGAGGGTGATGTTAAGAAACGTGAATCCAACTGGATGATGCCTGAGTGGGGATAAAAAAACCCCTGCCTTAGTTGATACCTAAAAGCAGGGGCTATAGTTCAGTGGCAGGAGAGCCAAAAACAAATACTTATAGGACGTTATGAGACACCTATGTACGCGACAACACTAACATTAAACATTTGCAAAGCGCAAGTTAATAATGCCAATGCAAAATATGTATACATTATTCTTGCTTCATATGTAGATGAAGGTGGTGTATGCTATCCTTCCATCCAAGGATTAGCAAAGAGAACAGGGCTATCAGGACGTACTGTTATTAGAGCTATTAACTACCTAGAAGAAAATAAATTCTTAACAAGAGAGCGTGGATGTAAGGGTAACACCACTCTCTATGACTTAACTTGCCCACTGGAGAACACCAATGACAGATGAGAGTAGTGACACACAGTCACACAAAGAGAATAAGATTATTAATTATACTAACAATAAAGAACTAAACTCTTTGGGTGACACACAGTCACCTGATGAATTAGACTTCACTAGATTCTGGCAAGTCTATCCCAAGCATGTGCAGAAAAAGACAGCACGTTATGCTTTCTTCAAAGCATGCAAGACAGCAGACAAGTACGATATAATTTCTGGTGCGCTTGCTTTCGCTGATGCTATGAAATCCAACAACACCCTCAAGAAATACATACCTCATGCATCTACATGGCTAAATGGTGAGCGTTGGGAAGATGACTTCGATGACCTCAAAGAAGAAACCAATACACAAGTGCTAGATAATATTCTTAGCTTCCCTCTAAACCAGCTCACAGCACAGGACAAATGACATGACCTTTGACGAACGTACAAAAACTATCGGACAGTGGGTACAGAAGCTTCTCCGTAGGTATGAGGCCCCATCTAAGATGGATAATGATTCCCTTCGTGAGGAACTCATGCTGATTGTCAAAGATGTTAACGCAAATATTGCAGGCCATGTCACACCAACACAACTATCCTCACTCTTAGAGAGAATAGAAGGTAAGATAAGAGCAAGTCATGGTGCGCGCACTTGGCCTACCATTAAGACCTTCATCGATGCCGCTAAGAAATCAGCAGTTGATACACCACCTAATCCTACAGGTGAGTTCTCATTAGACCCACTAAAAATTACAGAGAAGCGTATCAAAAATGGTGAGCCAATATCAGATAGCTATCTAAGAGAGGGTGTCCTAAAAGATAAGCTCCTCTCTTATACTAGCATTACTAACGACGACCTTGAAAAATACAGGGTTGATACTATCCACGAATAATGTATAATAAAAACAGGAGAGTACAATGATAAGACATGGATTTATTGGCGGTTCAGACTGCGCCAAGATAATGAGTAATGATTGGCATGACCTTTGGTTAACCAAGACTCAAAGAAAACAACCAGATGATTTAAGTCATTTGATTCAAGTGCAGCTAGGTGTATTTACAGAACCATTTAATCTAAACTGGTTAGAGCTAAACACCGATTGGAGTCCACACGAAACTCAAGTACCATACACAGCAGACTGGTCTGGTGTTCCAATCAAAGGTACGCTCGATGCATTAGCTGTTAACTCACAAAGTCATGAGGCTATAGTAGAGTGCAAGCACACCAATGCCTTTACCAATATAGATAAACAGGTAGAAAGATACATGGCACAG